CAGATTTGAGAAACGAGATCGCTTGGCTAATGACAATCGCCAGCACCACGCCAGCGGGTGTCGAGGCTTCCACAATGGCGGGTAGGTCGGCTTCCACCACGATCAGAATTGCCAGCAGGCCAGCAAGGGCGGCCCGCTTGACTGTTTTGCTGATCTGCTGCTTATTGATCTGCCCTACGATGTCTGTCATTTCTGGCCTCCCAGCTTGATGCCACGTCTCTTCAGTTCGGCCACGATCTGTTCGAATGTCAGGCCCTGAGCTTTAAGCTGTTCAACCAGTTCGCGAGGTGATTGGCTTGGTTGATCGCTCACAGAATCATGCCGCCGAATGTGCCGTTAGAAGTGCCGTTACCTGTTGGCGGTGGCTGAATACCGCCCCAAAGCGGCGGGAATTGTGCCAGAAATTGGGCGACTGTCGGCAGTGTTGCCGTGCCTGCCTGAAGGTCTAAAGCAAGTTTTGTGTGAGCATTCCAGACAAGATCATAATAGGCGATGGCTTCCCGGCCTTCCTGCGCCCAGGTCGGGTTAGCGGAACTGGCCACCGCACGAGCCGAAACGTGGTTCTCATAGCGTTTTCGGGCAAATGTGGCGTTCAGGAATTGAGTGATTGCCGCCCCGATTTCTTCCATGCGTGCTGTTGCAAATGCCAGTTGCTCCGCCGGTGTCATCTGCACGATTGACCATGATTGATTGACCATCATGCCGACCAGCGCAAGCGTTTCAACCAGTCGATGCGTTTGCTCGTTGTATGACGGTTTCAAGGCCGGCTTGATCGGATACCAGCCATATCTGGCCAGCTCTGCCGGTGGCAACAGATGGAAGTTGCTGACGTTGGCAAACGTGACGGGCAGATCACGAGGCGGCTGAGCAGCGTTGTTAATAACTTGGCAATATTGCGGCATGGTTATGAATCCGGGAAGGCGGCTGTCGGTGCCGTGAAGTTGGCGGTATAGCGGGCCACGGTTGTTACACGCAAGTCATCGATATAGCCGTTTACAAACCGAGCGTTTTTAGGGTAGTCCGTACCAATCAGAAAAGCGGCATCCGTAAATGAGTTTGTTGTTGTCCATGTCGAGCCCGTTTGATTGCCGTTAAGAAACATTCTGACTGAGTTTCCTGAACGGCTTACAGCCACATGAATCCATGTGTTTGTCGATAATGTTGATCCAATAATTCTATTAGAACCCTGATAAATAACCCATTGGCTTGAGGCATTTGTGCCGATCACAAAACCGTTGCCGTTTGGGGCTGTTTCATTTGTGCGACTGTCAAAGATTGAGATTGCCCCGGTGATAGTGCTATAAAACCAGAACTCTACCGTGAAATCACCTGTGCCGAAGTTTGTGATAGATGCTGATGACGATGAAATATAATCGCCGTTGCCGTCAAAATATCCGCTGGCTCCGCCAAACTTGCTTTGTGTTGTGCTAATTTGGGCATTGCCACTGGCTGTAATACTGGCGGAATTTAAACTGTTATCCGTAAATGTTGTACTGCCATTTGACCCGTCCATGTGCAGGAGCAAAGTCACGTTGGCAAAATTCGGATCAGTTTCACCCGTTGGATTTAGCAGTGTGCGAAATGCTGTTGGCATGTTAGAAATTCTGCCCCGCCTTGAACGCAAACCAGTTCGTTCCGCCGTCAGTTGTCAGGAAGCTGAACACGTCTGTCTTATTGGCGGTGGTTGTGAGTGTCGGCGTGCTGTTGGCCGCCCATTTGACAGCCGCTGGCCATGTCACAGAGAAGGCCGTTCCATTGCCTCTCAGAAGCAGCGTGAAGCTGCCTGCCGTACCGTTGGCAGGCGTGCCAGAGATGGTCAGATTGGAGATATTGGCCGTTAGGCTGATCGGCCCGAATACATTCCCATTTGCCAGATTCAAGGTCAGGTTATTACCCGAAATGGCGGGCGTGTTAGCCGTTTCGGTGTATGCCTGAAGTTTCGGGGCTGTGACCAAGTTGCCATTGCAGGCAATTGTTGAATTGGCGGTTATCCCCCCGGTGGCGGTCAGGGTGCCGGAAACAGTGACCGAGCCGCTGAAATTGTTCGTGCCGCTAAAAGTGCTGTTGGCGGTGGTCAGATCAGGCACGGCATAAGGTAATGCCGACCACGCGGAGCCGTTGCCAATTTTAAACTTGCCCGTATTGGTCTCGAAGCCGATCTCGCCGGTGGCCAGCGTGGTATTGGCACTGGTGAATGCGGCGGCGGTGTCGCGTCTGACTTGAATCGTGACATTTGACGTTGCCATTATGCGCCGCCCCCATCGTAAACATTCGGCCCGCTGGCTGTTGCCGATCCGCCATCGATGGTCAGGACAGTGACGTCTAGTACGCCGTTGGCAATCTCAAGCGTGGTGCCAACCTTGACCATGCCCAGCGTGGTATTCGTGGCAATCGGGGGCGTGCCGGTCAGGTTTGTATATGTCAGACAAGATGGCGTTGCGTATCGTCCATCTCCCCGGCCTTGCGTCAGGATCGAATCACTGCCCCAGACTGTGACATTTGAGAGCGTGGCGTTATTGGCAATGATTGCCAGGCTTCCCTTATCCAGCACGCATTCAGAGTAGAGCGTGCCGTTGTCGTTACTGCTGTAAAGCCCGACCTTCTGCCCGATTTCATAGGCTTCCAGTGCGCCGTTTGCACCGGTGGGAAAGCACGCAACGAAGTATTCAAGGCCGCCATAACAGTGGATGCCGTTGCCGGTGAAATTGGCGTCACTGGTCGCGTCAAAGATCAGACCTTTGTGTTTTAATGCGGAAAATGGCATTAATTACGCCTCGTTATCGGCTCATAGCGATTGTCGCAGGTTGATCGTGTCATTAGTTCATTTGGCCCTGGTGGCGAATTGTTTACCCCAAATGTCACGCCAAAGAAAAGGATGCCGGTAACACCAACCTCCATGAATGAGAAAGTTGTCTGATCTTCGTAGTACAAAGTTGAACCGCTGGCCGCCGCTCCAAATATTGCTTGACTTACCAGCGTTCCGTTTGCATGTTTGTTTGTAGAAATAAGCTGCGCAGAAACAGGGCTAAGGTCGATCTCAGATTGACTTAGCCCTCTACTAACTGTGGTATCGAACGCACGAGATAAAAAGACGCTGCCAGCGGCTGGAAAGCCGTAAGTCATGCCGATTGCGAATTCATATTCAGTGGTAGCAAGATTGTTTGTTTTACTGATGCCATAGATTGTGCGTTTATTAAGTGTTCCATTGCCACTTGCAAGCTGATAAACCTGCCCTGCTATCGTCGCGTTGCCGCTGACGATGTTGGCATTCAGCGGAAAATACAGCGAATTGCCGACCGCCGAAACATCATTCGCCGTTAGCGTGACATTCCCCGTTCGATTATTGAACGTACTGACACCGCCCGCTTGAGCCGATAGCAGCCCATTTGCGTTGATCGTCAGATTATCGCCAACGATGATGCCGCCAAGCGTGCTATTAGTCGCGACGGGCAGAACGTAGCTGTTGCCGGTCGTCTGCACGACCACCGTATTATTCGGCTGTTGCCGCACAAGCACCTGATTGCTTGATGCCTGAATCGTCAGGCTGGTGGCATTGGCTTGTCTGACAATAATATCAGCCATTAGCGGGTGACTTCCGGCGTGACAGTAAGCGTGCCGTAAAGCAGCCGATCAACTGTAGTATCGGGCTTGACCAGTTCAAGATCGTAAACATAACTGCCCGCTGTCAGGTTAGCCGTTTGGGCGGCTGTCTGCTGCAAGGTGAAAGTGCCGTTGGCGGCTGATGTGATCGTAATGTTGCCGTTGGTGGTTGACAGGTCAAGTGTGGTATTGGCGGTATACGCTGGCCGTGCCTGCATGCGGATTGTATAGCCTGAAAGGCTGATATTCGTGCCGTTAGCAGTTTGATACTGGATGGACTGTGACCAGGTGGCCCCTTGCTCGATTGTCAGATTGCAATTCCCGGCAGGCATTATTCAGCCTCGCCTTCTGCAACATCTTCAGCGGATTCGGCTGGTGTGTCCTGTGATTCAATTTCGGCATAGCCCATGATCTGCCGAGCCTCGTTCAGCGTTATTACAGGCTTGTCTGATTGATACAGCATTGCCACTCTTTCAGCGAGGGCTTTCGTGTCTGCTGCCAACTCTTCGATCTGGCTGGTATCAAACCTGACTGTGAGCATGTTATCAGGCTGGGCAATCGCGCCGTCATAGCCAGTGGGAAGCGTTCGCACCAGCCTTGTAAGCTGCATTGCCAGCAGTTCCAAGAATGGAATAATCGCATCTCGCCAGCTTGCTCGGTTGGCTTCAATCAGGTTGCTATATGTCTTACCGGTGTCGGGTTGTTTCAGTGACATTGGCGACCAGCCAAGCACACCACAGACGCGGGCCACTGCAATCTCGGTCATTTCCTGAACAGAGAGATCTTTCGGGCTGAATCCCGGAGTTTTGATGTCGAGTTCGCCGCCCTTGAAAATCAATGGCCTGCCGACGCCCTTACCAGACACTGCCCGCTTGATGTCGGATTGTAAGACTGCGATATTGTCGCTGGTCATCATCTGCGCCCCCGTGCCGGTCAAACTGACCAGCCATGAAGGCACACCGGAACGGCTCAAGATGGTTGTTTCATAAATCGCTGTCAGCTTGATCAGTGCCAACTCTGCTCTGACCGCCTCAAGCAGTGAACGGCCCTTGGCGGCTGTTGTCGATGACTTGCCGACCCGGAAGTGCAGCATCCGCTCACGAGGTGTCGTGAACTGGAAGCCCCGCCCGCCATCAAAGCCGACGAATGGGTATTCGGTGATCTCGCCGATGGCCTGCCCGTAGGTCGGCACTTGCAGCCAGCTATACGGGATCGGCTGAAGCTCTCTGATCGTGCCGCCCGTTTGGGTATCCCGGTCAGAGATGGCGGGAACGTATGCGTTGCCATCTTCCAAAAGCTGTTGATAGATAAATTCAACCAGCGTGCTTTCGGTTTCACCTGGTGCCGGTTCTTTCCAGATTTGCAGCAGCGGATGATCAACCGGCTCGAATCCGCCTTCTTCATCAAAGTAACCGACCTGCAATATGGCCTTGCTGACGTTCCGCCGCATGGCCTCAATAGCGGCCCTGATAACGGGATTATCGCAATACGGTCTGGCGAGGTTCGCATAATCATCGCTTAATGCGTTGATCACATCGACTGACCATGCCGATACGTCGATCTCGGTGGTGTCGGCAGTCACGCCCGTGCGAAGTGCTTTCGAGCGGAACCAGTTGAGGGGGTTGTAGTCAGGCATTTGTAAATAGCGGTGCTTTATTTAATTCGTTTTCGATGCGTTTTCGTGCGATTTCAGCGTATTCAGGATTCAGTTCAATGCCGATGAATTTAAACCCTTCACGCAATGCTGCTACGCCTGTTGAACCGCTGCCCATAAACGGGTCAAGTATGGTGCCGATTGGCGGTGTAATCAGTCGGCAAAGATAGGCCATTAAATCGATAGGTTTAACGGTCGGGTGGTGGTTCGTTCGTGGCCCTGATTCGGCTGTTGGTGGCCGCTCGCCATTTGTTACCCGGTAATCTTGATCAGTCCATTTATTGCCATTAACACGATGGATTGATTCCATCTCTTCTAATCCCGCTTCCCGCTCTGTTTTGCTTGCCTTAGGGCAGTAAAAGAAACGGGCGGCGGAGCCTGAGTCGCCGAACCCGCCCTGAGATGCGCTTGGCTGCCAATCTGCATGGCTTGGCCTGCCCCATCCGTCTTTTGTGGAGAAACCGGGCCTCATGCCGCCCGTGCTCTTGCTTTGCGGAAACAGCCCCACCACGTCCTCGCTGCCATCGTGGATGAGATTGGCAGGCCAGCGGCCGGTTGTCGTATCTATCTCGCCTGTTCGATTGCTGCCGTTCTTACCGTCTCCATAACAGTTTGCCGAAGCCTCTGCCCGATGCGTGAACCGTGGAACGCCATCGCCAGCCTCAACCCTAGACTTATCGATATTTAATGCCCCCGTGCCATGCTCCAGCACGTTCTCGGCGACGGTGCCGATCAGCGGTTTGCGGGCCATTGTGATCGGTTCAAGTGCTGGTTTCAGGGCAGTGCCCCAGCCCTGCCATTGTTTGGCGGCTTCGGTGGCGGGGGCTGTGTCCATTTTGGTTTCTTTGTTTTCAGCCTTGCGGATTGATGATGGTGATTGATAGCCTTCGTGCTGGCTGGCGTAGTGCCCCTTTGTGCCGTCTGCATACACCCGTGGCCCAACCACCTCCCGCTCCGCGCCCGCCGCCTTATCAATCGCCTTGCTCACGTCCAACGACTTCGGAAACCCCGACCCATATACCCATGCGATCATATCTCTGATTTCAAAGCCCGCATCTTCGATTCGGCAGGCCATGCGATGCTGCGTTCGCGTACCTGCAAATGCCAGCAAATGCCCACCCGGCTTCAGTACCCGCAAACACTCCTGCCAGATGTCAGTTGACGGGACATCGTAGTCCCACTTCTTACCCATGAACGCCAGCCCATACGGCGGATCGGTCACAATCGCATCAATTGAGCCAGCGTCTAGCGTCTTGAGCACTTCCAGACAATCGCCGGTGTGCAGGCTGTAGGGTTGCGTCATGAAAACCACTGAAAAGAGCCGTTTCTGCTGAGGTAGTTAAAAGCGTCGGCTGCCGCATCCACCTGGTCATCATGTTGACCAGTGGGGAAGCTGCAAAGCTCGTCGATGAAAGCCCTGTTCCAGTCGCCGCGTTCAAGTTCCACGAGTCCAGCTTCACAGGCTGCCGCGAACGGCATGGCTCGCACTTCCTTGGAGCCTGTTGGCCGGGCGGATACAGTCGCGAACCCTGCAAGATTGATCTTGTCTTGCTCAACCTGATCGACCCCCGCGGCACCGGGATCTTGTGCCAAGTGAACAATCGTTTGCAGCCCGTCTATCTCTGCTGTCTGTCGCTGGATGGTTCGCCGCTGGGCTGGTGACCATTGCCCTCGTACAACGTGGGTGATTCGGTATTTATCACCGATTCGCTGCATTCTGACACCGGCGGTGTAGTCGCCTGCCCCCGGCGTCGCTGCTGTATCGTAAGCGCGGCAAGCCAGCCCTGAGCTATTGCCCCCGTCACTAATAGGCAGCCAATCGTGACGGAAAAAGCCACCTGATCTAGGACTAGGACGCTGCTGATAGAGGGCTGAGAATGCATAAGAGCCAATGGCCTTTTTAATTCTGTCAAAGTCTGCGACGTTGTAACGATCTGGCCAGAGTGCTTGCCCCGGCTCCCTGCCGAGCGTATCACCTTCTTCGGCAATCGCTGGCAGGCTCACCACGTCCCACCGTTCACCGCCGTTATTTGCTTCTTCCAGCAGCTGTCCTGCAAGGTCGAGAGAGTGCCAGCGGGTCATGATCAGCACGATAGCCGCGCCGGGGTGAAGGCGGGTGTAAAGGTCGTTTTGATACCAGTCTAAAACTCTCGCCCGGTAAGTTGGTGATTCAGCCTCTTGGCGGCTCTTCACCGGGTCATCGATAACTACCAGGTCGGCACCGTAGCCTGTGACCCCTGAGCCGACACCGACCGCATACAACCCGCCGCCGTGAACTGACGACCACTGATTCTGCTTGTTTGAATCGTTGGCAAACTGGAAGCCGAACCGACTAACGAGCCGCCTTGTTTGTCGGCTGAATGTACATGCGAGGCTGTGGTTATAGGCCCCGACGATGATTCGTTGCGTCTGATCGACCAGCAGCCGATACGCTGGATAATGGATGGTTGCCTGTTCGCTTTTCCCATGCCGTGGTGGCATGAAAATCATTAGCCGGCTGCATTCGTTATGAGTGATCGAATCAAGCCACCAGCGAGACTCTCTCAGGTGGTCAGGCTGCCACTCATAATTCGGCGATGCCGCTTTCAGGAACCGATTCAGGCCGGTTGGTAT